TATCTTTTCTTTCCTGGACTTGTTTCGTATATACCTGCACAAAATAAGTCATAACAATTATCAGATTTAAAAGACTTACCATTAATAATTTGATCAGATTCATATTTACGCTCAGGGAACTTTTTCATCATCGTGCGAAAGACTTCTCTTTTAACCAACATCATTCCTGTCGCTGCTTCCTGTACCCTACAAAAACCATTTTCCATTTTAACATTCATGGGATCATCAAAATTAAGATTATATCCTAGAGATTTAACCTCTAATTCCTCAGGAGTCGCATTAGGATTATCTTTTAGTATTTGAGGTATTTTTTCAAAATGAACATGTTTTCTTGGGTAAATACCACACACCACATCTTTATCAAAACAAAGCATTCGCTCTATATTTTGAGCTTGAAAGCCAATATCGGAATCAATAAACAACAAGTGTGTCGCTACGTAATCAGTTGCATCCATCATCATGGAAACAATGGTATTTCTTGCTCGAGTGATGAGGCTTTCATTTCCCATAGATTGCATTCTTAATCCTACACCTTTGGCCATGGACCATTGTTGGAGTTGCAGTAATCCGTGCATCGTGTTCTCAGTAAGCATCCCACCATACATAGGCATTCCTAAGAATATTTTAAAATTCTTCTCTTTTAGTTCTTCTGGTTTAATCATTATTTTTCTCCTAACATGTTTCTTTTATCAAACTTAAAATCTTTATAGGGACCATCTTGATCCACGTAATGTAAAAACACTGTAACAAAATGATCGTGTGCACATATCTCTCGCCAATGAATTTTATCCATTCCTTTAAAAATCACTGCATTATTAGGAAACATCGGAAACTTATGATCGATTCGATATCTTTTATATTTTCCTTCATCACTGTAGTATTTATAATCTGAAGTTTCATCTTCTTCGCCAACAAATATTTCATAAGGTTGATCAACAGGATATGCTCCTAAACATAAAGCTACTGTGTACTCACAAGATTCTCTATCTGTATGTATTCTTAAATCAGAATCTTTATCGTAAATTCTAAAATAGGAATAAGTTGGCCATAATTTTTTTCCTACATTTTGTTCTACCACAGGAGTGCTCATATCCATTAATGTTTCCATTAAATAATCACCATATTCCCATATTAAAGAACTTGTTTGAGAATCGGAAATTTGTTTAGTTTCGTTACTAAATTTAATAATTGTATAAGAATACGACAAATTTAAAATTTGTTGTGGTAAAAATTCTTTTATGAAAATTGGTTCCATTATATAACCCATCCTATTAAAGCGTATCTTGTCCCACTTGTGATTTTATTTACTTGATGTGGAAACATAAAATTAGAAGGAAAAATAACTGCATCTCCAACATTTTGAGGAATAGTGTGTTTTCCTTCTGGTAAATCGAAAACAAATTCTCCTCCTGTATATTCGTTATTTAAACAAATAGAAATAGATAAACTTCTTTCAGAACAACCTAACCCAAAATCTATATGAAAATGATAACCTGCTTTAAATTTATTTGTTTCATATTTTAAAAGATCGAGTTGAGAGATTTTATCTATATCAACGGTATATAGTTTTTGATAATGTTGCACACAATCAAATATAGTTTTTTGAATAAGTTTTGAGTAAATATGCTCTCCAAATGTTTTTGTATTTAAAATACTTCTTGTTAAACAATTCCTAACATTTTTATCTGCTTTTTCAGATCCCATAGTAGTTGCGTCATTATAACTATGATCAAAATAACTAATTATTTTTTTACAAATATTTTGAGGAATTATTTTTTTAACCTCTAAAACATATTCTTTCATTTTTTATTTATACATAATATTACTTAGAAAGTAATATTATGTGCGGAAAGATAATTATTTCTAGCTGTATCTGCAGCAGTATTAATTGAATCTATATCTTCTGGGTAATAATCAGTATCTAAACTATTACCAGCATCTTCCCATGCTTGCAACAGACTAGCTTTAGTATTATTATAAGTATCTTGCCAAATATCTTGAGCCTCACATCTTATAACAACATTACTTGCCCATTGAGGGAAAGAACTTAATGATTCGTTTTCTCTGTTATCTATATATTCTAACTCACCTGTGTTAGTGGTAGCGTTCCATTGAATAGCATGAACATTAGCATCTATTTCAGTATGCGATCTAATATTTAAATATGTTTTATTATCAATATAAACATCAGATTCAGTATTACCAGTGCCTAGCCTAGGACCGTCATTTTCAGATTTAGGATTTATTCCAGAATCAAATATTATTGTGATTCTAGAATTTGCAGTTGTGTTATTTACTGTTGTTGCCATCTTTTTTTCCTTTCTTTACTTTTATCTTATTATTACTTAATTGTCTAATAGTTTCATCTTCCATTTTAGGATCATTTTTTTCTATCGCCTTTTGATGATCTCCTATTTTTCCAAATAAACTACTAATAGTTTTCATCTCTTTCCTTGTTTGTGGATTTGCGGCTAAGATATTGTTCATGACATTTTGACCTTTGACCATCTCATTTCTAAAGGATTCCGTAGCGGCTTGAACGCCTGTCATTTTTGCCGAATTTTCGACCAACATCAAAGGAAGCCATGCAATGGAACATCCCCATTCTTGTACATCTAACCCTGTTTGAGGGTGCTTTCCTTGAAGCATATTGTACCAAACACATTGATGCTTGATGCATTTTTTATTGAGTAGTGGACACTTCCCATCGGGATCAAATATAGGCATTAATCAAATACTCCCACTGAAACAACAATCCTTGGCCCTAGAGGAATTGCAGCGTGAACAATTTTTTTAGGTATTAATAAAAAATCATTTTGATTTAACAAAAAAGACTTATGTGATTTTTCATCATAAATATTATAAATCACCGATCCAAACACATTAAATAAAAATACCGATTCTTCATCATGATGATTACCTGACGCACCACTTTTAGTCAAAGATGAAAAAATGTAAGTATTAATACTTTGAAACTTTTTATTATCTAGCACTGAAGAAACTAAATTACAAAATTCTTTTCCTTCATTGAAAATATGAAAATCTCCAAGTTTTACTTTTCCATTTTGACTAATTACTAAATTTTGTTCTAATCGATCAAGAAAAAAAACTAATTTATTAAAATCAAATTCTTCAGATAATTTAAAAAAGTTTGGAATATGGGTTACTTTAGTTCTATCTAAAAATATTTTATCGTATTCTTTTTGAATAGATATTAACACTTAATCTTTTGTGGCAACAATCACGTTTGCGTATTTAACATCGGCAGCTGGAATAGTTACATCTGCTGTTGCAGATGATAAAGAACCACTAAATGGGTGAGCATGAGCACCTCCACCACCTGCAGAACCAGTAACAAATGTAAAAGTTTGTGATGATTTGGGATCCGCACCACCAGGATTTGGTCTTGGAGTGAAGTCAGCACCACTAGGATTTGTAGTTCCGCCTGGTGCTGGGTGCGTGTGAGAGGCAATAGTTGGTGTTGAAAGAGTAGTATCTCCCACTGTTCCTGAAACAGAACCAGAAACAGGTTGACCAGGTGCAGATTTATTAGTTGTTGCTAAGAATGATGAGAAGTAAGATGTCGAACCACCTGTGCCTCCACCCGTTCCTGTGACAACTGACATCACGGTATTAGATAAAGCAGCTGCTGTATCTTGTGTCCATCCTGTCGGAGCAGATGCTTGATAAAAAACCATTTTTGTTCCAGAATCAAAAGAAGCTATTCCTGATAAGCCTGCTCCATTTCCAGTATAATTTGCAGCACTTACATTTGCAGTGACTGTAAGATTTCCTGTAAGAGTTGATGATACTAAATTTGCCATGTTATTTACTTACTCCTTTTTAACATTTCTATTTCTTTTTTCAATTCTTTAATAGCTTCTAAAAGATAGGCTGTCATCTTGGTATATTTTACAGCTTCAGGCTTGCCATCTTTTAATTGAACTAATTCAGGAATATATTTATAGACTTCTTCTGCTATGAATCCTGTTTCATCTTTTTGAGAACCATCAATTTTATCGTATTTTACAGCGTTAATGAAATAGATGCCATTTAGGTTTTCTAAAGGTCTAATATTCTCTTTTAAGGCAATGCTTGACTCTTCCGTAATTGTGCCACCAATCGTGACATCTCCCGATAAACGAGATAGAGAATTTTTTACATTATAGTTAGCAGAACCATCACAATATAAATAAGCGTATTCTCCTTGTGTTACTGCAATACCATTGGCAGCATGCCCTGTAGCCGCAACCGTAACGGAAAAAGATCCTGAGGTATTATTATAAACTATATAATTATTTTCTACCGCAGGGATAAAAACATGAATGTTTGCAGTTAGTGTTCCATTTAAATCTAAAACTTTATTAGAAGCTTCCGCAGTCGGATCAGCATTGTTTGTTGTTAAAGTAACATTAGCCGAACCACCCACATCTTTTGATAAAAATCCTGCTGTAAAAGCATCGACTGTTTGTAAATTGGTATTAGTGTTATTTCCCCAGGTATTGGCATTTGCCCCTGTTTCCATTAACTCTAATTTTAAACTACTTGAATAGGTACTAGCCATTTAATTTTTCCTTTAATAATTGTATTTCTTGATTTTGTTTTTTCAAGGCTTCTAAGAGATACATCGTCATTTT